CGCGCTTCGATTTCTTTAATTCGATTCATTTGATTTCCTTATCTTTAATGTAAAGACAAAATTAAAACAAAAAAAATAATAAAAAGTATTCCTACTATATATGGTTATTTAATAGGTAAGAAGTACGGTTTTAAGCTTTTCTTTAGCGATAGTTTCTTTAGCTTCGGCTTCCATATTATCGAAGTTTCGATATACTGCTTCGACGACTGTAGCGGAGTAAGCCGGAAAATCGACGACGGATACGTCTTTTAATGTTTTAATAGCATTAATATAACGCGTATTATCGACGTAGAAGTCTTTATCGACTGTAAACGCAAAAGACATTTTATTTAAATCGCCGCGTTTAATTAACTCATAAATATCTTTAGCGGCCGTCGTATTCGCTAATTCAGCTTCAAAATATAGGCCAATCTCGTCGACTGTTAATGTAAGCGTATTATTGGAAGTACGCGCTAATAAGGTAGTATTATCTTTATGGTTGTAACGTAATACTACGTCTGACATATCACAATTAGCGAAGGCTTCTTTTGTTACGACTTCGAAATAATCGACGTTATTAGCGGAATATAATTTAGTCGGAGAATCGAAGACTACGGCATAGCCGGCAATTAACATATTTTCTTTAGATTCGATAATAGAATCTTGGTTACTTCTAACTTCTAACATTATTTATTGTCCTTTTCTTTTAATTGGTACTCATCGGCTTTATCGGCGTTTATATAATTAAGAGATACTAGGCGTTTATCGCCGTCTTCTACTGGCGGTAAGTCGAATAATTCTCTGGCTTCGTTAGTAGTAAGTAAACCTAACGCGCCTAATTCTTTTACCATGTTAACCTTATTAGTCGTAGACGCATACGTTAAACGATTAGAATTAAAGTCGATGATGTTACCGTATTCTTTTTCTTTTTCGGTGAATACCTTAGCTGTAAATTCTTGGCTTAGTTGGATTTTGATTCCTTCGATGATAGACTCATAAAAAGCTTGCCATTCTGTTTCGTTGTAAGATCCATTTACGATAGCTTCGTTAATACCGAAGTAGGAATATACTTCAGATTGAAGATATTTTAACTGCGCTTCTTCAGCTGATTCGGCTTTAGTCGATACCGGAATAAAATCAGCTGTACTATCGATAGTCGCAACGCCGCCGGATTTAGATGTAGACGATTTAAACCAGTCAGCGAATAATTCGGCTTTAGTTTTCCATTCCGATTGACTTACCATACCGGATAGTTTTAAAATACCGCTAATCTTTCCGCCATTCTCTACCTTATTAGATATAGATTGACGAGATTTAGATAAATTAGTTAATGTTTCGAGTAACGGCTTATACGCGTCCTGGCCGAGTAAATCATGTGTTGAATAATTACGTCTGATATGAATTATATCGGTATAAGGAATAACGATATTCTTAGCATTATTAAAATTAAATTTTAGATAAAGATTATTATCATATTCTTTTAATTCGCATGACGTAAAGTCGATAGGATAAAAGCCATTAATATTCTGTTTATTATCCTTTTGAATATAAACAAACGCATTACCATAATAGAGTAATTGCGAAGCTACTTTATACAAAAAGTCGCTAGTACTCATATAGATATTAGGCCGATTAGCTAATAAACTATTAATAGATGATTTCTGCGCGTTTCTACCGTTTTCATCTTGAATGATATGTACCGGTTTTAATTTAGCAACGTGGCGCGCTATCGTATCGACGCATGATCTGACTGATAAGTCGTTATAGATTTCTGCGTTATAATTCGTAATAAAGTTAGTGTACGAATTGATTAGCTGCGCATTAGTGTACTTAGTACTATCTTCTTGATTAGGCTTTACATTAAAGATAGTATCGATAAGATTTCTAAATTCCATTATTTAAAGTATCCTTTTCAATTTCTTCTAATTCGTTATTAACAGTCATAATATGCTTACCTATTTCTTCTACGACGTTAACAGTAACTGCATTACCAGCTTGTTTATATAATTGATTATTAGAATTAACCGCAGCAGCTGCTTCATATTGTGAATCTGAAAATCCTTGCAATCGCCAGCATTCGCGCGGAGTTAATCGTCTAATCCGAATCGGATCATTATCAACTAATACGCCTACACTTCCATTTGTTGTAAGTGTTTGGCTTTGTTGTGGTTGTACCCTTCCCCTTCTTGTCGTAGAGTTAATATAATTTAAGTCGATTCCGTCGCCGATATAAGTATCGATATATCCTTTTTCCGTTGCATTTTTAATCTTAACGGCAACTCTTGAATATAGTCCTGTACCAGTACCACCTTTAGCCATAAGCGTGCAACTTGTACCGTTAGAATCATAAACGCGATCAGATTGAGTACCGTCTATAATCTTTTTAAGAGTTGATTTACTTTCTTTTCTGGTAGGTAATAACTTTCTTCCGGATTCGTTTCCATGATATCCAACAATGTATATTCTTTCTCTACTTTGAGGGACTCCGTAGTCTTTGGAATTGTAAACTTTCCATTCGATAGAGTACCCTCTTTTTTCCATTTCAGTAAGTACCTGGAAGAAGGTGTATCCTCTGTCGATTGATAATAAGTTTTTAACGTTTTCAGCGATAAGCCATCTGGGTTTATTGCCGGATTCTTCGCATTCGTCAAGTAATCGCATAACTTCGTAGAATAATCCGGATCTTGTCCCTTCTTTGATTCCTTGCATTTTTCCAGCGATTGAGATGTCTTGGCAAGGGAATCCAAAGGCCCATAAGTCTGTTTTTGGCAAGTCTTTTCCTTTAATGCTTCTAATATCATTGTTAAAATATAATCCTTTCGTATCATAAATAGCTTTATAAGAATCTTGTGCGAATTTATCGAATTCACACCAGCCGGCGCATTTCATACCGGCATTTTCTAGCCCAGTATGAAAGCCACCGATACCACTAAAAAAATCTAAAAATTTCATTATTTAACCTTTCTTGATTTTGGCTTTAAAGTAAAGATAAAAGTATCGAATGCAAGCCGCAATAATAATTAAGGAAGCTATTAATAGCGGAAGCATAAACCTAATAATAACGTAGAGTAGAATTATAATAATTAGTAAGTAGATAATATCTAACATGATTGTTATATCCTTTTTAGAGTATGATTTAGTAATTAGCATTCATATATGAATACATTTCTTGATTATTTAAATAAATGGTGTAAGCGTCGAGTATCGCGGCGAATCCGTCTATACGGATACCGTCTTTATTACGATTCTTACACGGCTGCATATTGCCGTTAATATCGATATCGGCTTCGACTGACGCTAAATTCCATATCGTAATTGGATTGTTATTATAGTTAATAATCTTATCTTCGATATCGTTTTTAATACGCTGCATAGGTATTGAAAGGGTTTTCTTACCTTGTATAACAGCTTCGGCGATATCCTTGCCATAATTCATTTGAAGATTTTCGACTAATTGCGCGCTTCCCCATGAGTCATAACCGAATTTATAAGGGAATACTTGATAGATATTCTGCATTTCTAAGTACCAGTCGAGGATATCCAAAGGGTTAATATTCTTTCCTTTCGATAAGCGGAGCAATCCGTTATTATACCAGGTTGAGTAAGGTTTATTATCACGCTTTTCGTATTCGAGTAGCCTATCTTCCGGAATCCAATACATCGATTTAACGTATATTGTATCGGACGAAGCCTTCTTAAAAAGCATACAAGCCGATGTTAAGTCTATCTGTTGAGATAAATCCCAGCCGCCGATATAATAGCAATTTTTTAATTCTTCCATATCAAACGTATCAGGATTAATAATTTTATCGGCAGCTAAGAAGGCTGTATTTCCGTTAACTGGAATGTTAAAATCCTTACATAATAAGTTAGGTAAATTTCGGCTATCTTCTTGTGCGCGCTTAACTTTATCGTAAAGATAGTCAATTTGTTTAGATACGCCCAGGTTAGGATTCGCTTTAATCCATTTATCCGGATCGTCTACTTCATCGCGTGAATCTAATTCGTATACTATCGGTAATACTCTATCGTCGTTAGAAAAATCTTTATTTAAATAATGATTGATAATACGCGTACATTCATCGTATTTTAAGTCGTAAATGTTATCGCGTATCATACCTGACGTAGAAGTTATGATAGATAACGGCTGCTGACGTGCTGACATACCGTCGACGATTACGTCGTATAAGTTTTTATCCTTAATAGCGTGTAATTCGTCGATAAAACTAGCATGTACGTTTAAGCCGTCGAGGGTATTAGATTCTGAAGATAAAGGCTTGAATATACCGTCGCCGATACTACATTTAATTTCGTTGATGTAAATCTTAGCGTATTTACTTAATTCAGGCGATTTCTTAATCATCTTTTTAGACGATTCCCATATAATTTTAGCCTGATCTTTTTTAGTAGCAGCACTATATAATTGTGCGCCTTCTTCGCCGTCAGCATAAAGAAGATAATTAGCTATTGCCGAAGCGAATACTGATTTACCATTCTTTCTAGCAACGATTAAAATTAATTCGCGATATTGTCTTAGTCCAGTATCTTTATCGACGAATCCGAATAACGCCGATAATAACGCCTTTTGCCATAATTCAAGGATAAAAGGTTTACCGGCTGACTTACCTTCGCCATGCTTACAGAATGTTTCGATAAATTCTATAACGCGATTAGCCTTATTTTCATCGAAGATATATTGATTAGGATTATTAACTTTATAGTAAAGATAATCATATACCGCTGCTACCTTTTTACTAACGATAATATCGCCTTTAGTGATTTTATTATGATATTGCAGTATATAATTCATCGTGTTTTACCTATTAAGAAATGCGTCCAGGGAAGACTTCGATTCATCGTCTAAATCTTCCGGAAGTAAAGACATTAGATTTTTTACAACTGTATTATAGCTGCGTATCATATTGTTATAGACTTTAATAGAAGACGATTCCTTTACGCCTGACTGATTAGCGCCGTTTTGGTATTCTTCAATGCAGCCATTAATAGCTATATCGACTTGAAGTTTAGATAAAGTTAATCTCATAAAGGCGGCGTCTGATATTAATCCTTCAGCAATCGTATAAGTAGTCTTATCTAATAAAGATTTAAAGATTTTCTTCAGCTTATTGATTTCACGTTTAAGCTGCTTTTCTTGATCCGTCATAATTAAGCCTTTTCTGTTGTTAAATAACTGAATGAAAATGTAACGGCCTTTTCGTCATGGTAGTTATCAAGGTTAAATAAATCTACCGAGTAGAATTTAAAGCGCGTGTTAGCGATTGTTAATTCTACTGTATTAGTAAGGCTGTTACGGAATTGATTAATAATATCGGTAGTCGTCTTTTCATCGTCGAGGATTAAGACGACGTAATTATCTGTATCGCTTAAAAGGATACTATTAACGTCATAGTCTTTACTGTAAAGACTTAGTACGATGTTTCTATTTTGTGATTGTTTCATAAGAGTAATTCCTTAATGAGAATAGCTATCTTTAGAGTAAAGATAACTATACCCTTGATTAAAAAGTAGTTTTAGTATGCGAAAAAGAGGGCGCACGGTCTTCCGGCTTTTTTAAAAAAATCCAGTAGTAGGGGGGACTTTTTCCAATTTAATAAAAATTAGGGTATACATGATTATGTATATTTAGTAACTGATATTAGCCTTATGTCTTAGACATAGTATCTATGTCTTCGACGTAGTATCGTCGTTAATGTTAATGACGTTACCGTTACTATCGAAGGAGATACTACGGCTAGTAATCGCCGACTTAGATTTTTTAAAACGATTATGTATTTCGTTATGACATTCATTACATAGTAACATTAAATTAGATTCGTTTAATGTTATATTAGGATCAGTTACATTTAATTCTGTTATTGGTTTAATATGATGTACTTCTTTTGAATTTATAGCGCCACATTTTTCACAGGTATAAAATTTTTGCTTCCGAATTTTAGAAGCCAATTTTTTCCAGGCCTTAGAATTATAGAAGTACTTTAATTTAGGATTAGCCATAATTAGTATTTAGTAGTTAATGTATGTTATATATTATTAGATATATGTTATTAGTTATTAATATATTATTAGTTAATGATATGTTATTAGTAAGCTATTAAAGTTAAATAAAGTTATTTTATCCGGCCGCAATTAGCCATAATTAGCCATGCTGCGCGTAATAATATATATAGAAATTTTAAAATTGCTTCCCCTAGCTTCACCTGGTATGCGTAATAATATATGTAAGGGAAGTAAATTTAATTTAAAAGTGTTTACTGTAAAGATAGTTAAAAAGTGTACCCTGGTAAGGAGATAAACCCAGGATACACTTCTTAGCAGTAGTTTCTAAGTAAAAAAGGAGGTTTCGTTTTAACAATGGCAATTACTTAGTAAAGGAAGGATATATTATATCCTTTCAATATATAAGGTTATTTCATTAGTAAGAAGTACGGATTTTAGATAAATAAATATTATTTAGCGCCGGTTAGTTATAATTATCTAATTCTGATCCGTAATCCTGGTACGAAAAAAAGTTTCACTTTTTTGATGAATATCCGATACAAAATTTCACTTTTTTAATGAAGTTTTTTTGACGAAAAAATGTCGATGAAGCCAGTAAATACCTATATAGTTGTCTGAAAAATGTTGCAATTTCACACCATATATAATATATGTAAGATTGCAGTAATTATCTAGGTTAAAGGCTATTTTTTAGAGAATCGTTACATAGGATATATACGTTTGTATTTCTTAATATCGTGATACAAGATTAATCAATGTTAGATAATGAGTCATATTAAATAATGATAGTTGAAGTTATGCTATTAGAATCTGTTAAGGAGATGATGAGGAATAATCCTGGCGGCGGATTTAGTTTCCGGAAATACAAACGTATATAATATACTCAAAAAAAAGTTTCACTTTTTTAATGAAATCTGAATCCAAAACTTCACTTTTTTAATGAAGGTTTTTTGAGAAAAAAATACCGATGAAGCCAGGATTTACCTGGATAGTTGCTTAAAAATGACTGCAATTTCACACCATATATAATATATGTAGAATTGCAGTCTGAATCCAGTAGCTATAAGGGATTCTACCGTTTTTATCCATAAAACATTATTTAACAGCTTTATCCAGTTATCAGGGTTTAAATTTGGCTGCCGTATCCTACCTATGATACATAATCCTTAACAGCTTACTTTAAAGATTAGGACATGTTAGATAATGAATCATTAATGCATTATACAGCAATCATTATTTAACAGCTTATCCTTACTGTAGGGTTAGCCTAAGAAATTATTTCAGCTGCCAGGATTTAACAGCTAATACTGAATAATTATTAATTATATTTAGAGTATTATTCATTGGAATATACTAAACATATCTTAATAGTTTATTATTGAAGGAAAGTTTATTGTAAGCTATTAATGATAATGCATTGAGTTAGGATAATGAATCTTACGGCATGAGTATTATCGCCGGCCAAAAACAAGCCTTCGATATCAAACGTCATGAGTAAAGATTATGTAGATGAGATATCCTTATACAGTATTAATCAAAACTTATTTAACCTTTATCAATATACAAAATCTTGTAAAGGATATGTTTATTGTAAGATACTGTATCCTGGTAATGCTTAACCTGGGTAACTTGATTATCTTGACTAGTTAAATAATGAATGACAATAAGGGCAGCATTTATCCATTCTTAACAGATTATGACTCAAGTCAGGATTATTACATCATACTAATAAAGATACTACCGATATTCATATGATATGTACGCTGTGTTTAATACAGATAACGTATCTAAGATATTGCTACGGATCAGGAATATCTTAATTAAGAAGACGCACGAGGTGCCGTTTTGCAGCCTAAAATAGCTATTTTTCGCCGTTAAAATTAATTAGACATTATTTATCTAAAAAAGTCTTGACTGTAAAGATAAACTTTAGTATAATAATTATAGATAACAGCGATGTACTTAACGTCGCCATACATAATTAAACGGCTATTTGTAAAACGTGGACATACAAAATAATCATAATCATAATTTAAGCCGTTAAGATAACCCTTAACAATTAATTATTATTTAAATCCTAATACGCATAACGTGTATTCTCAACTACTAATACATGGTTAGGATTTAAATCTTAATATATTGTTAAGGCCTACACAATTAAATTTGATATCAAATTGAAAGATACAGCGTTATTAGCTGATTATTTATTAGACAAAATCTTAGAAATAGTCAGCTATAACGGTGTATTTTTTGTTATATCACAAAGATAAAAAAATTTTTCAAAATTTTTTACAACAACTGCATTAAGAATCGTCTTTGGTAGGTAATATAACTTATGAAGACAGCAAACGAAGAGAGAAATTCAAACGGGGGATTTTAATCTACTTACTGTTATTAACTACGAAAGGCGATTTAACTATGATAGTTACTACATCGACTAAGTACAATTCCTTTAACCATGATTTAATGACTGGCGATTTCGGCGAAGATTGGACAGTTAAAGCATTAATGGATATTCAAGGTACAAAATTATTTAAATGTGATACGCCGGCTTTTAGAAGTATCGACGTAGACTTTACTACAGATTTAACATTATCTAAATCTAATAACATCGACGAAATAATTAATTCTGAATTCCCATTAATAGAAGTCAAAACTGATTTAAGTACATATCCTAATCAATGTATCGAAGTCGTATCGAATATGAATACCGGTAGTCCTGGCTGGGCGTTAGTTACGGAAGCTACTCATATCTTTAGCGTGTTTCCTAATTTAAATAAATGTTATATCTACGACGGACAATTATTTAGAGAATACGCCGAATCCATTAAAGATGATCCAACTATTAAGACTTCGATACTCAATACAGCCGGTTACGATAATAAAACGCTTTATAATTCTAAGATTAAGCTAGTTAGTCGTAAAAAGCTGCAAGATTTAGGTATCGTAACGCGAATCATTGATTTAAAAACGTATGACTATCTTTACATTAAAGCTAAATCTCATTAAAAGGAGTACTTACGATGACAAACAATAGATATTATCCAACAATTACATTATTAATAACAGCAGCATTAGCCGCGATTACATTAATTCTATTATTTAACCAATTCTTCTTACTAGGTACAGTAGCAGCATTAGCGACTGTATCCTTTGAAATATGGAAATTCACATTCGGAAGGATTCGTTAATTATGGATATTAAAAAACTATTAGACGTTTATATCTTAGCTAAGGCTAGAAGCGAATCCAATATCGAAGTAGTCGAATATATCGTCGATATCGACGCTGCATTAAATCGTATTAGTAAACGACATAGATTCATTTTAGAGAAAATCCATTTTGAAGGTTATAGCCAAGTAGAAGTAGCTAACATGCTAGGGATTACAAAATCTACTTTAAACGGCGTTTATGCTACTGCATTAGAAGCATTTAAAAAGGAGTTTTCAAAATGACTAATAACGTTAATACTTTAAAATTCGCTAATAGCTTAAAATCTTACGACAATTATACCGAAGCCGAGATTATGGAATTCATTTCTAAGGCTAAAACACAATACGAATACGACGCAATTATCGACAGTCTTTACTTAAAAGATAGGGACGATAACCGCGATACTAAGAATCGACGCGAATACAGCTATCATACAGCCGATTCTATGCGAAAGAAGCGTAACCGCGAAGATTCATTAAATTATCTAAACGAAGTAAAACATATTCAATTAACAGATTTTTAATTTAAATAAAGGAGATTCTACTCATGAATACAACTTACACACACGCCGACAATACACATAAATATTATCAAACAAGAAGTACTTTAGTTACGAAGGAAGGCCGTCTTCAATCTAGCCGATTATTCGCTACAAAGGTAAGTATCGATTATAGCTTCGACGCTTTAAATCGTGGTTTAACACAAAAAGACGTGTTTAACTTTGTTATGGTATTAGCGCCATTCATTAAATCCGATAGCATACTTTATGTATACGATAAAGGTAAACGCCATAAACGGCCTATGACTAAAAACGATATGCGCGAAATCTTAGACTTAACTAAGGGATCATTTAATAACTTTTGGGCAAGATGTATTAAAGCTAACGTACTCAAAATCGATAAAACTATCTCTAATAATGATATTACGCGCCAAGTGATTTATGTAAATCCGGCTTTCATGCAACCTAATTATAGTATTACAGCTAAGGCTTATTGGTTATTTAAATCTGATTTAGACGCTAAATTAGACGATACTACTATAGCTATGTATACCGATGAATTTAACCGTCAATATGGTACACATACACACGAAGACGCTGTTACTTATCTTGAATCCGAAGAAGCTGTTAAGGAATCTAACGTAACAGAAATCGAAGTAAATTATAACCCTGAATACGAAGCTACTGCTTCGGAAGCTGATCCGGAAGATGATACGGACGAAGTCGCGGAAGAATTAACGGAAGATACCGTAGCGCCTATTAAATATAATAAATCTGTTAATATTGTACCGTTAGGGGAAGCTAAATCTACTTATGAAGTATTAGCTGCTAAAATGCGTAAAAAATTGTTAGATAATAATGTACTTAATAGCCGGACTTTAGTTAATATATAGTCTACGTTAAATATAATTCTTATAAATAATCATATTAGTTATAACTTCCGATAAGTATATAGGTATCGGAAGTAATTCTAAAACGAAAAATACAGATAGTTACTGCATTCTTTAATGAATGGAATAACTATCTGTATAATTAGTCGTCAATGTATAGAATATTTATTTAAAACAATGGTTTATTCTGTACATTTTGTATCTTTATATGACGTTTTCGTTTTTGTATACTATGTAAATCGGAAGCCGTGAAATCGGATTTATCCTTCCGGCGCGGATCAGGTATTAAATTCACATTATTTAAATTCTTAGCTGCGTAAATACTTAATCCTAAGTTAAAGACTTCAAAAAATTCAAGGTTATGTTTCTCTTTTAAAGCTACGAAATCGTCATAATCCTTCAGATTAATTAAAAGACTTTGTCTAATACATTGTTTTTCAGCTTCTAACATATTTTTAAGAGTCGTAAACGCCTTATACATTTCTACAGTATCGTTATCGATATTATCTTTAACGCCGGTAACAATAGCTTCAAATAATTCTGTTACTGTTAAACGTTGCGTATAAGCGATATCTTTAAATCTGAAATAGTCGTCTAAAAAGATATAGTAGTTAATCTGACGTTTATTCTTAATGCGTAATGCTGTATTAGTTTCGGTATCGATAGCTGCTGCCGTAATAGTAGGCTTATTATCGTTTTTAATACTATTATTAATAGCAGCTTTACGAGTTTTAAGTAAATCTAAATCTAACTTAGCCATTATAATAATCTCCCCTTAATTAATTCATTAGTTACTGCTAAGAAATCATCGTATCCTATACTCTTATTAGCATATTCTACGATATCTTTACCGATACTAGCTGATTCAGCGATAACGGAAGAATCACGAATTACAGTATTAAGTACATTAAAATCCTGACGCATTAATTCAGTAGTTAAATCAGATATCTTACGTCGTTTATATTGGTTAACGATAACGGCGTCGATAGTCTTACCAGGTTTAACCTGGTTTAGTGTATCTGTTAATAAAGATAATCCTCTCGATGATACGATATCAGGCTTAATAATACTAATAATTGTATCGGCTGCCATTAAAGCGTTAATATTAATAATACCTAACGCCGGCGGACAATCTAGGATTACATAGTCATAACCAGTAATAGCTTCTAAACTAGCTTTTAATTTATTAGCCGATATATCTTTACCGTAAAGATTAGTTAATTCGATACTACCTGGAATAATATCGTATACTTCACCTGGTACAATACGATAATTATTTTTTGTCTTAGTAAATAATTCGTAGCTACTTCCGTTAATAGATTCAGGATTAACGAAATCTGTTAAAGTAGACTGCGGATCTAAATCGATGAATAATACTTTTTTATTAAATACTTTAGATAATATAGCGCCGATATTAAATGCGCATATAGACTTACCTACGCCGCCTTTTTGGTTAATAAAAGCTATTGTTTTCATAAAGTTTTACCTCCCTAATTTATCTAAAGTATATACTATGTTATCTTCAATGTAAAGATAAATATTTATCTTTAATATAAAGATTTTTATTTTAAATAAAGGAATGAAATATATGTTATCCAGTAACCTTAAAATCGCCACTATCCAATTATTCGCATTCGATACAGTATTATTAACGTTAATCGTCGTCGAAATCATTACAGTAATCACTCATTATTTAACAGTCGATACCTTAGTAGTCGATCTATTCGATATATTAATGATACCTTGTCTTATTGTAGCATTATCTATGTTTACGCTTCATTATAAGCAGCTTAAACGTATGGTATTAGAAAATGATTGACTTATATCTATACCAATATTATTATGTAATTAGTTGATAGATTTTAATAACGGAAAAAGCACTAGCCGTAATTGGTTAGTGCTTTTTTGTTGTAAAGTTTTAAATTTAATGATATCATATCATTAATGATAATAATGAATCGCAAGTTATTATTATGTACTCGAATTACTTCGGTACACAATTTAAATAAAAACGTGCAAAAAAAAAGCCTACCAATTCTATTGGAGTAGAATTGAAAGGCATATGCTAAACCAGTACCAACAATACTAGTTTAACTTATTTTATTTGTACACTAATTATAGCATATAAAGACTTTTAAATACAAGCATTTTAACTGTTTTTACTCTATAAACTGGGTACTTGTTTAGCGTAGCATTAGATATTCAATAAGAATATTTGTAGGCTATGCTTTTTTTGTTGCCTTGCTGCATAGGGTAAGAATAGAATAGTGCAGCCAGTTAGCCGGTTAACTGCTTAAAACAGATCCGGAATTATAACCACGGTTATGAAGCGCTGCCGGCGCTATATAAAGGGAAGCGATTGTAATAGTTTCGCCTACAGTTTTGAATAGCTGACGCTATAAAATATTCATGGTTTACGACTTCGTACCTATTTCAAGAAGCGTATTCCATAAAAGGTAGAAGATGTAGCGACGCCTATTCTGTTTAGCGATTGAAATAACAGATAAATTAGCTACAAAGGGTAAGGTTAAATCGCCGAAGTTAGATTTCGGATAACGGCGCAAGTCGTGGGATTACATAGATATATTGGTAACAATATAGTTAGTAGGGCAATTTGGATTTAGACGCTAAATAATATGTACGGTAGTAGAATATCGGCTATAAATAGGGCATACGGATACGGATTCTTCAGTAAACTGTGTTTGATAATGAATAGTATTCCTCAGTAAAGTTAAATAAATTTTTATTTAAATAATTTTACTGGGGATACTATGCGCCGAAGCCGTTGCTTAGTGCCTATGTTTGATACGCCTTTCAGGCGTCGACGTCAATACGTCCAAAGTACTTTTACCTAAATTAGTATAAGAAAAGACAAAAAAAGCGACTAGGGAAATTAATCCTTAGTCGCTTCTTTCATAAGAAAATATATAGTCAACAGTATAAGATACTGCGGCTGATGATGAATGAATTATTACGCCTTAAAACTTAACAAAGTCATACGATACTGCTGCGCCGTCTAAGTTTTTACCTTTAGGATTAGTTATACTCTTAAAGGCTTCGACTCTTAATCTATCGCGCTGATAATGTACAGTACCGTAGATATCGTTATTAATAACGGCTATACCGCCACCGATACGATTTTTCTTTTCTTGTTTTATAGCATAATAATTGTTTTGAATTACGTTATTATCGGATTTAGTTTCCTTTAATACATAATCTGCCTTATCTTTACTGGAAAGATAGTTAGCTTTTTTATCAGATTCGGACTGCGAAGTCGTTATATATTGAAAAGTAGGCGGTTTTTCCTTAGCTGCTTCGATATAACGTACGACTTCTTTCGTATCTGAATCTGAAGTATATCTATTCGATAATTGCTGCGCTTGTTTAACAGAATTAAAATCGACTTTAGCTATCGGCTGTAAAGGAATCGTAGAATCTTGTATTCCTTTATTATAGAAATAGTATCCTGATCCGACTAATAAGCTAATAATGATAAGAATTCCGGCAGCGATTATAATTCTTTTATTTAACAGCTGAAGCATAGTCTGTAATACCTCTAGCTATAGCAGCAGCGAAATCGTCAGCATGATTCATTAATAGTAACGCGTCTTCATCGTTATCTATAAAAGCAGTTTCTACTAATACGGCCGGCATATGAGTACGTTTTAATACGGTTAATTCCGGACGTACCTTAATACCTCTATCGACTGTATTAAGACTATTAATAATTTGATTTTGTACGCAATTAGCTAAGACTTCAGATTCGCCGCCTAAGCTGTATACTAAACATTCCGTACCTTTAGCTTGTGTATTAGCTGCATTACAATGGATTGATACAAATATATCGCTATTCCAGTCGTTAGCAGCTACACATACAGGGTAAGGCCTATCGGCATAATCGGAATCATAATTTAAATTATCGGATTGCATTACTTGTGTAGTATATCCGACGTTATTTAAATAATAAGCTACTTTATCGCCGATAGTTTTAGCGATAGCAGCTTCCGTAATACCGTAGTTATTGTTAACAGCGCCACTATCATATTGTAAATCGTGGCCTGGATTAATAAATATCTTCATTATTTAACTTCCTTATCTTCTAACTTATCCGGTACGCCGTTATGATTATTATCAAGCCATAATCCTAAGAATCCGACTAACGCCGTTAATACGCTAGGTATAAATATATGATCGATTATATTAATTCCGACGTTAATTATTTTATTAGCTTCGTCGCTAACATAACCGGATATAAAAGACATAATGTACTGGATAATAACTAATAATATCGGTAGTATCATAACCAGGATAAGCAGGCGCGTAAGAATAACGCCAGTAGGTTTTACCCTACTGACGCGAATATTCTGATAGGCGCTTTTTATTGATTGTATCGCTTTATTCTTAATATCCATTTAGCTTTACCTTAAAGATATCGATTTAAAAAATAATACCTAAAATAGCGATAGCTATCGGAATCATGAATCCGAAGAATATAGCGACGCCTTGAATTTTTTTGTCTTTATCACAAAGACTATCGAGTTGTGCTTGATGATTAGAAATTTTAGAATCCATATCTTTCAATGTAGATTCAATTTGAGTAACGCGCGAATTCATTGCATTCTGCTGCGCTTGAAAGTCATGAATCGTATTTCTAATATCCTTGACGATATCTAAAATTAAGCTGATATTATCCATTATTAACCTTTGTTATAATGTTTGACTAACCATTCGGATACGGCGGATTGGTAAGATTCAGGTACTAACTTAATTTCGTCGTTAGCGACTGTTTCGTCCAACGTGTATTTACCGAGAATAACGAGTTTAGAATATGCGCTAATTAGCCACGGTTTCAATTTCTTCATGTGTAGTACCACCTTCTAAATCTAATATTTGTGATTGTAAATCAGCTAACGCTTCTAATACATATTCAGGATTTAACTCGACTGTATCTTCGGCGTCGCTGCCGCTATTAATAGCGTCTTCATTATCTAACTTCGGCTGTACTTTATCTTTTTTAACAGTATCAGCTATCTTATCAATTAAGTTAAATAATGAATTATATTGTATTTCGGTTACGATTCTAAATCCTGGTTTTAGATCAGGAAGTAGCGCTTCTTTGTAAGTACTCATACCGATTACGATATTTGTATCTGTTAATAATATGTACATAGTTGTTACTCGAATCTATAAGTATTTTTATTATATTTTTTACCGCTATAAGTATAAATTTCAATATCTTTACTACTATTAGATAGTCTTGTACGATAATCACCTTGAGTAATTACTGAATTATCACCAACGACTAATTTTTTCATATTTGGGCATCCATGTAATAAAAATTGATTTCCTGGCCCATAATTATAGCTACCTAAATTTAATTCTTCTAAACTACTGCAAGATTGAAAGGCGTTTATCGCTATTTTTTTAACGAGTGGTGCTGTTAATTTTTGTAGATTGCTGTCATAAAAAGCGCCCATACCTATTGATTCTAGGCGAAAATATACTTGTATCGGTATTAAATCTTTTTTATTTCTAAATTCATTATTCGATATAGACGTAGTCGTTAAATCAAGTTTGGCACGTGTTTTAATATAGTTATTGATAGCTGTTACTACTTCTTCTTCTTTGAATCCGAAATTTAACATATTATTAACAGCTGTTAATATAGTTTCGTTAATAGGTGTAGCAGCCGTAATACTTTTAATTTCATCGGCGAATTTATTTAACTTACCTTGCGAAGTAACGCCTTTAGTCTTTAATGCTTCTTTAATAGCATTCATACTATCTTGAATCTTAGCGACTTCCGCTACTATATCATCGATAATCATAGTAAAATATCCTTTCTTAATTAGTAGTACCGTTAAGTTTTCTTAATTCGGTAAGTAATGCAGTCATATCACTATCATATTGTGATTTAGCTACATAGTTACCTGAATCAGTCTTTTTAATATATAACTGATCCGCTTTAAATTGGTTAAGAATTTCACGGCCGTTAAGATAACCTACACTAGGATACAAGGTAAGGATAGGGACATTAGTTTTACTTTTAATAACTAAGTTATTACCGTTAGATTCTAATATATGATTAGCTAAATTTAAGCCGGAAGTTTGACTAACGGTTACAGTACCGGTAAATGTATTATCGCCGTCTTTAGTAACTGCGTTATCCTTTGTAACGTAACTATCTAAGTCTGTTTTCTTAGCATATGTAGATTCTGCGTCTGTTTTCGTTACATAGCTTTTTAAACCGTAATTAACGAATTGTCTACTAGCATAGTTAACTAAATCTTCTTTAGCTGCATAAGTAGTAGCTGCGTCAGCTTTAGTTAAGTAAGTATTTAAACTATTCTTAGTGGCATATGTATTATCTGCATTTGTAGTTGTTAAGTAATCACTTAAACTAGCAGTCGTAGCATAATTATCTAAATCAGTTTTCTTAGCATATGTAGCAACTGCGTCATTATTAGATAAGTAAATTCTAGCTGCGGCAGTTACTGTTAAACAATTATCTAAATCTATTTGCTTAGCGTAAGCCGATTCTGCGTCAGTTTTAGTTAAATACGTATTATTAGCAGTATCGGTAGTTAGATAATTAGTTAAACTATCGGCTGTTAAATATGTACCTAATTCATTATGTTTAACAAAGTTATTAGCGTCTGTTTTAGGTAAATAAGTATCGGACGCTTCGGCTTTACTTAAATATGAAGAAGTATCTAAATCATCTTTTCTAACGTAAGTATTAGTCGCGTCTTGTTTAGATAAATAAGCAGTAGAAGCGTCGTCTTTCGTTAGATAATTAGTATTAGCTGTATCAGTTGTTAGATAAGTGTTTAATTCTGATTTTTTAGCGTAAGTAATAGCCGCGTCAGTCTTAGATAAATAAGCGTCAGCTGCGGCCGTTGCCGTTAAATAATCAGTTAAATCAGTCTTCTTGGCGTAAGCCGATTCTGCGTCAGTCTTAGTTAAATAACTATTAAAATTAGCCTTAGTAACGTATGTATTATCTGCATAGACTCTAGATACAAACGTATCCTTAATCGCCGCTGTCGTCATATAACTATTAAGATCAGTTTTCTTAGAATATGTATTATCTGCAAAAACTCTAGATACAAAAGTGTTATTAGCAGCCGTTGTTGTTATGTAGCTATTTAATGTAGACTTAGTAGCATAGTTATTATCTGCAAAAATCCTAGATACATACGTTTTACTAGCTGCTTCTGTCTTCATGTAGTCGCTTAGACTAGCTTTAGTAGCGTAAGTATTTTCTGCGAAAAGTTTAGATACATAGTTATTGCTAGCTGCTTCTGTCTTTACATAGCTTTCTAAATCAGTTTTTAGCGCATATTTAGGATCACCTAACATAATAAGGTAATTTCTTAAATCTACCTTCTTTAGGTAAAGATTTTCGGCTTCTTGTTTAGTAGGATAAGCGGATAAATCGACGTTTCCGCCACCACTTCCGCCTGTACCTGGATCACCTTTCGGCCCTTTAAGCTGTGCTATTTGATCCGGCGTTAAATCTTCGAATCGTAATGGATCGCCCTTATCACCTTTAGGGCCTTTTAGTTGTAATAATTGATCCGGAGTAAAGTCTTCGTATTTAAAATCTTTACCGTCCCTACCAGGACTACCAGGCGCGCCAGGATTACCGTCTTCCCCTTTATCGCCTTTCGGCCCTTTTAAAGCTGCCTTTTGTACTTCGGTTAAGTCGTCGAATGTAATAGATTTACCGTCTTTACCAGGTAAGCCAGGACTACCAGTATCACCTTTAGGGCCTTTTAAAGATTCAAGCTGCGCTTCGGTAAAATCGTCGTAAGTAAATGCTTTACCGTCCTTACCAGGACTACCAGAGTTACCAGTATCACCCTTTGGCCCTTTTAATAAAGCTATTTGATCCGGTGTTAAATCTTCGAATGTAAAGGATTTACCGTCTTCGCCTTTAGGGCCTGGATCACCTTTAGGCCCTTTAAGTTGTGCTATTTGATCTTCCGTTAAATCGGCTACGTTAAATATACCTGGATCGCCTTTATCGCCTTTACGGCCAGGAATACCGATATCGATATTAATTCGATTCGGAATATTAACGATTACTTCTTTTTCCATTATTTAAACCTTTCACTATCTTT